ATTGAACAATTAGTTCTCGATAGGATTCGAGAGCAAGACCCGTTTGCTTTGCCTATTCCTGGCAAGTTTAAACAGTTCGATCTGTATTCACCTTCTACCAACACAAGGATAGAAGTAAAAAGTGACCAAAAGTCACAACACACCAATAATTTTTTAATTGAAACCTATATGTATCATAAACCATCAGGTATTCTGTCAACAGAGGCTGATATATGGGTGTTTTATGATGGAAAGAATTTAGTCTGGGTAAAGCCTGAGAAGATTAAAGATTTAATTTTAGAGAAAGGGTATCAACAAAGATTGATTACAGGGAAAGGAGATACAGAACCAAAACGCTGCTATCTCATCCCTACCCATGAAATTTATAGTATATCAACTAAAGTGGAGTCAGTACATGAAGATCACACCAAATGATTTAACATGGATCAGAAAAGGTCTAGCGAGTGAAGTTTTAAAAAGTAAAGCAGATAATAATAAAAATGCAGTACAAGAAGTGCAGCAGTTATTAGATCGCTTAGATGTTATGGAAAAAGAATTTTATAAAAAAAATGCCCTACAATAATCATTTAATTAAGCCTGTAAGCCTAACACATAAGCGAACAGGAATTTGGATTGATGACGAAGATTGGCAAATAAATGATAAATGTATTCTTATGGTTGGCACTAAAAGAAACCTGTAGGGCAAGATTTACAAACAAAGGAGAGTAATATGAGTTACTGGATACAGTCATTATCAGAAAATGGATTTGATGTATTTACATTAGTGTACATCGCTGTTTTATTAATAGCCTATCACTATCTGCAAAGATGGTTTATTAATAAAAAATTTGACAAGATGGAATCAATGTTATTAGAAATCTTTGATGAGGTAGAGAGATGATTATTATTGATATTCCTACATGGATGCTGATGATTGGATGGTTTTTTACTCAAGTATTTAAAATGGTAGGAGCAATGTTCATTTTAGTAGTCAGTTTAAATAAGATAGATATTTGGAGAAAGCAATGAGTAAGTGGCAGGTATATAATGATAAGAAGGATGTGCCGATATGTTGTGGTGTCTATGTGATGTATAAAGATGGTAAGGTGATATATATCGGTATTAGTAAGAATGTACGACAACGGTTTACGAAACACACGATTAAAGAATGGGATTATGTGAAGATGAAACCTGCCACTACTTACGGAGCTGCACATGATTTAGAATCAAAGCTGATTAAGAAGATTAAACCTGAGTTAAACAGTCAGGGTAGTAATCGTATGCAGTTATCTACAAGGCATAGACTTACTGTGCAACCAGATGTATATAAGCGATTTAGAACATTTTGTTATAGTAAAAATTTAAAGATGAAAGAACTCTTAAATGATATACTTCAAGGATTTTTGGAGGCAGCAGAAAATGGCAAGTAAATCTAAATCAAAAGGAAATACTTACGAAAGGGAACTCGTAGAGCAACTAGCTAAAGCGGGGTATAAGGTAAAACGCGCTTGGGGATCGGATGGTAGAAGTATGGGGTTTACTGAAGATGTGGATATAGTGGCAAAGAAGAACAAAAAAACTTTGAAAATACAAGCAAAGCGAAGAAAAAGTATTCCACAATGGTTAGCATTTGGAAATTGTGACTTGGTGATGACCAGGGCAGACCGAGGAGAAACGGTGGTGTTAATGAAAATGAAGGATTGGTTGAAATGAGAGATGAAATAGCAATACATAATCCTGATGCAATCGTCTATGACCCAAAAGAACTGGATGCTGCCATTTTAGGAGTCAGTCATTGTGGTAAGGTAGTGTATAGCTATACCAAACTGGTGGAGTTATTTAAAGGTGTAAATGATTGGACAGATGAAGAGTCAGTAGACTGGATTCAATACAATGTGGTAGGTGCGTATCTAGGTGAATTTAATCCAATCATAGTCTATGACTTACTACACGATTAACATCAAGATTACAGAAAAACTTTCTTCCTCGCAGGTTTTATCCGAAATGCGCGAGGGAGCAATAGAATGGGGTTATTGCATAGGTAAAACTCCAACAAAAAGAGAAGAAATAAAGAAAATCGGTAATAACTACTATATGAAAGTAGGATATAAATAAGGAGATACAATGCAAGTAGATACATTTTTTAAACTAAGTGATGAGTTTTTAGCTGAATGTAAGTCCATTCAAATTGAAAAAGGTCGCGAATACACAGTAGATAGCGCAGATAAATTTAAAAACTTTAAATCAATAGGTGACAGATTGGGAATGGATGCAAAAACGGTGGCTTTAGTGTATATGCTCAAGCACATGGATTCTATACGCGCCTATATAATTTCAGGAAAAGAAGGATCAGAAGGACTGAAAGGAAGATGTCAAGATTTGGTGAATTATGCAATTATGCTATGGGCGATGGATTATGAGGAAAAAGAATATATAAAACTTGAAAAAGATATTGATGAAAATGGAGAAGATTTAACCTATTTTAATGAGTTAAAGAAACTTCATGCCTGATTTTAAGTATTTTTATGAATACGAAGTAGGAGTAGAGCGAGTAAAATATCAAGGTGATCAAGGAAAGGGCAGTTGTCCGCTTGGTACACATGAAGATAGTAAACCTTCTTTTTCTTTTAACCTTACCAATGGTCAATGTAAGTGTTTTAGCTGCGGATGGAAGGGAAATGCCTACTTACTCGCAAAGGCTTTAGACATGAATAATCCTGAGAAGATGATTAATGGTGAAGCTCCTGTAAAAAACGGGCATATACCCCCCAAAAAACGCGAAATAAAGGGAAGTTTAGATCATATCGCGGATAGATATATTAAGAATGTACCCGCGCAACACTTACAGTCCTTACCAAGACTGAAACAAATGAAGGTAGGATATACCGATGATGGACTTAAAGTCTTTAATTACTTGGATGTTAACGGGAAAATTACAGGGATTAAAATTCATAAGTCTTATTGGCAAGAAGGAGATAAGCATTGTCAGATATATGGATTAAATCTTTTAAAGGATTATGATAAGAATAAACCCTTAATTATCTGTGAAGGTGAAACCGATATGTTGGTTTGTCCTAATAATGCAATCAGTTTTAGTGCAGGTGCAGGTTCAGTACCTGAAGATTTAAGTGTTATTCTTGATTTTAAGACTATTTATATCGCGTATGATAATGACACGCCAGGTCGAGAGGGTGCTAATAGACTGGCGCAACGCATTAAGACTGAGAGTAGAGGAATTAAGGTATTCATTACTACTTGGAGTGAGTATTTACCTGAAGGATACGATATACGAGATGAGTTTACCAAGTACAAGGAAGATGATGAGTACCAATACAAAGAATTAAAGGCTAGTATTCAAAATGCAGTTGAATATAAGCTACCAAGCAGAGGATATGATGTGATAGATACCTCGGACTTAACCGCATCATACAATACCCCACCAGAACCGATTGTACAATATCTCCTTTACGAAGGTGGGGTCAGCTTGGTGGCGGGAACAGATGGAGTAGGGAAAACTTGGTTTGTATTGCAGATGGCGTATGCTATTGCTAGTGGTACTGAGTTTTTAGGGTTTCATGTTAATAAAAAAGATGTATTGCTGATTCAGTTTGAACTCTCGTTAGAGCAACTATCGAATCGAGTCAAGGCAGTACGAAACAATTTCCCTGAAGATACAAAGGTACAAATAGCAAGATTTGATGACAATGATATGATGTTTACCGATCAATGGCAGAAGATTAAGGATACAGTAGAGGATGTAGGGCTTAAAAATGGGGTAATAATCGTAGATAACATCTATACGAGTACCAACCAAGACCTTTCAGATAATAATGCCTTACAACAAATCCTGTCTATGATACAATTAATTAAAACTCAGACAGGCAACTCTATAGTTTTAGTAGGACACCATAATAAAAGCAGCAACCATGATGAAGAACCGATATTAAGTAAGGGACTCATTCATGGCGGTAAACATTTAACCAATTATGTACACAATGTATTTCAGATAGGTGATAGCACTTTAGGAACAGATTTACGAAGGGGTAAGATTACAAAGGTAAGGGATGAGCATTGTGAATTAAATGGTATGGCTTTTAAACTGAATTGGAATCGGGAAGAGGTACTATTTGAAAGAGGTGCAGTAATTGTAAATGAAAAACTGCATTGTGTAGAAGCAAATGAAAAATGGGAAATTAAGTTATTAAAAGATTTCTACATATATACTAATAAACAAGAATTTGATCGTAAAAGAATATGGAGTTTCTTGGAATCTGATCAAGGTTGGATGCCCACTACTTATAATATAAATACAAAGCTAACTAGGTATCTTAAAACAATGACTAAATGGGGGTATATCCAAAAAGAAAAGCATGGATTATATTCATTTAATCATTTAGAAATGGATTAAAGCCTGTGTATGTATTTAATGATTATATGATTATTTGGGGTGTTTTTACGAATTGGTTTCACGAGGAATATAATCAAATAATCATCATATAATGAACGGGGTTAGTTAACTATGACAATAAGTGGATTATTATGTTGTAAACAATGTGGAGTTTATGAAACTGAAAGCTTGTATAGATATACAAATAAAAAAAAGTATTTGGTAAAAATATACTATTGGTCAAACTTACCAAAGAGAGGGTTGCAGCTAGAAGATTGTCCTA